TGGCTAAAGAAGTTATCGATGCTAAGTTAGCAGCCGAACAGTTGCGAGAAGTAGCAACGATGGTCGACATGCGTTTTGGTCACGGTACATGGGCTAGTATTTTAGCAGAAAGAGCAAAGAGAATACAGGAAGTTAAAGAAGCTGCTGCTGCTGCTAGGCGAGAAAAAATACAAAAATCCATAGAATTTGAAGAAAGCATGAAACAGGTTTTCATTGTTAGCGCTGTTATAGTGTCAGCTCTTGGTTTGTTCATATTACTTTTTGTGGTGCTGATATGATTACTGTTGAACAGTTTTTAGCTTGGAAAATACTTCCTAGATTCATGATGCTTGCTAGCACACTTATGAGTTGGCGATGCGCTGAATGGTTTATGGCACTGGAAGCTCCAACTGCTGCGCAGTCTGCGTTTGTTTCTGTAGTGATGGGTGTACTTACTGCTGTGTTTGGAATTTGGATGGGACACGAACATAAGGATCATAAATAAATGTTACAGGCATTAATTGGACCTATTGCTAACTTGGCCGGCACTTGGCTTGAAGGCAAGGTCGAAACTAAGAAAGCGGAGACTGGGGCAAAGGTTGCTAAAGCCAAAGCCGAAGCAGTGATAATGCAGAAAAAAGCTACCGGAGAGATTGATTGGGATCTCAAGATGGCTGATGCGTCTGTGTCTAGCTGGAAAGACGAGTGGCTTACAATTTTGTTTTCAGTGCCATTGGTACTGGCGTTCTGTGGGGAATGGGGAAGACAGATAGTAACAGATGGTTTTACAGCACTTAACGCTATGCCGGAATACTATCGATACACGCTTGGCATTATTGTAAGCGCAAGTTTTGGGACACGAGCAGCAACTAAATTTTTTGGGAAAAAGTAAATGAACATACAAAAATTAAGAGAAGAACTTGAGGCTGATGAGGGGATCAAGTATGTCACTTATAAATGTAGTGCAGATAAGCTTACTTTTGGCGTTGGTCACATGGTCCTTGAATCTGACCCAGAATATAACCAGCCAATCGGAACGGCTGTCTCAGCAGATCGAGTTACAGAGTGCTTTGATAGAGACATTCAGTCAGTCATTGAAGACTGTCAAAGACTGTATTCACAGTTCGACAGCTTGCCAGAAGACTGTAAATTAATCATAGCCAATATGATGTTTAACCTCGGTTTGCCAACTTTGTCCAAATTTAAAAACATGAAGAAACATGTAGATGAAGAAGATTGGGAACTGGCAGCAGCCGAGATGGAAAATTCTAAGTGGGCTAGGCAACTTCCCAATCGTTCATCGAGGTTGGTAGAGAGAATGAGGCTTTTAGCGATTCCCTTTTAGCTTGGCGTTGCTGTATTTTAATTAAAGCTTCTTTGTCTCTCCAGTTGGGTTGTTTGGCTGCTAATGATGCTGATGACATCTGATGAGTGTATGTTGCTGGACGGTATACCAAACCATAATCATCGTAGTTCATTGCTTCTGGATCATCTTCAAACATCAGTTACTCCGTAAAATAATGTGGCCTATAGTCTTCCATGCCAGGATTGAAACGGACTAAAACTGTAACATCATGTCGATCGCCTACCCATTTCACATCGCCAATTAATTCTTCGATAGTAGTTTTTGGGTCTGTGCTGTCTCCTTCTTCATCAAGCCCAAGAAGCAAGCCAATGCCAGCCAGAGGCGTTGGAAAGTTTTTGTGAATCCAGAAATGCTGATTCTCGACAAACAGACCTTCATCATCGATGTAAGCTCCGTCACCGTTGTCATACAATGTTGCAACGTCAAAAGTGCTTGCATCAATGTGATTATAAATCTGCTTATAGTCGCCATTAAATTCTACCTCTGTAATTTTTTTGTTCAGTGGGTCGATACGAAACGCTTTCATGTGAATGGTTCCTTATAATTGCTGTTGTTACGTTTGGTAAATTGCACTCCCTGCAATTGCCCCTCGGCTACCTCCCTTGTCGGGGGGTCTTTTTATTTTGTGTCTATTTTGTGCTTTTTATTTGGTTATCTATTGCAGCATAGTGTCATTCATGCTTAGATATCTAGTCACTAGCCAGACTCGGCAGTGGTGGGGGTAAAGGCCGGAGATCCTTGGTGATAGGGGTTTTCCGGCTTTTATTTATGGAGAAAATTTGGAGCGGGTGAAGGGATTCGAACCCTCGACCCCAACCTTGGCAAGGTTCTTACCTCCACAGTTAAGTCATTGTATTTGTTATACGGATATCTAGGCATTGGCTTTTTGTGTCTGTTTTGTGTCAATTACATATTTATTGAGGTTGCTTTGAGCCATCATTAAATGCGTAATTGCACTGCTTAAAAGTTTATCTTGTTCTTTATTTAATGACATAGCTTCTACGCCATTAATACAAAAATACTGATTTGTAACTGTTTCAATAATCTTGGCTAATTGTTTGCGCTGCTTATCCATGTTCAGGATGCCCCGGCTGCTCGTCCTGTTCTATGTTGAAGCAAAGACATTCACCACTGCTTATTTCTTTATAACCGCAATCCTGTTTGCAATCTGGGTTGCTTGGATTAGCTATTTTTATTGGTGGATGTTTGTAATCAAATATGTTGTGAACCATAATTTACTCCATTTTGGGGGGTAGGATCATACACGGACATGTTCTAGAGGCTGTCCTGAGTCATCCTAGAAGGACGATTTTACGTTTTCTTCTCTCCATTTGTTTGAAAAATTAGAAAACTCGTCTTCAAGAACTTTCAAACATTTTGAGATAGCTGTGACCATATTCGTCTTGTATGTCACAGTCATGTTCATCAAAGGATCATCCCACCCATAGTGTTTATCAGCATCATACAATATATGATTCGTGTATCCTTCATTTTGCTGAACAAAATAAAAGTTTCGTTTTGTTCCATCATAAAACTCAACGACAAAACTAATTTCTCTTGGTAGTTCCCAACTTACTGATATATTTCTTGCGTACATTTGTTACCCTTCCCCACCACTGTTGAGATGGTTATGCGATTCTCCAAATTCGAGAATATTTATGATCTATTGCTCTATGGACAATTTTAATTCCTATTCTAAGAGCGTGCTGTCCGGCTAGGTTTGTATGTTTTCTGCCTAAATAACCTTCTCTTGGGACTAAGAAACTGTCTCCAATTTCTAAAGCTTCAGTTATTTTAGAAGCTAATGATAACTCTTTAGGACTAATATAACCGTGATTGCTTGTTTTTCGTTCAGGCAGTTCTACATCTTTTTCTATTTTGAAAAGGTTAGAATTTGACAAAACTTCTTTCGGTTGTTTCCAATCTACAACTGATTTGTTTTTATGGTTTTGATTTGGTTTGAATACTGCCATTTAATCTAACCTGTTAATTGCGTTTGCTAGTCCGTCAGGGTTAAGGCGAACATAATGCTCAACCGAGCTGCTGCTGCGCCAACCACCCAAAGCCATTAGCTCATAGGTGTTAGCCCCTTTGAGTGCCATATTGCTGGCCCAATGTGATCGCCAGTTATGGACTTTGAAATTGGTAATCCCTGCTTCTTTAAGAGCAGTTCCGTGAGCAGTTTTAATTGGTGAGCCGTTTGGTTTATGGATATAGCAGTAAGGGACTCCCATTTGAGTGACAAATAGGTGGCCTTTCCGTTCTCTATTAATGCTCCTGAGAATTTCAAAGACCCTTGGGTGCATAGGGACGCTTCTAAAATCACCGTTTTTAGTTTCCCAGATGTTGATTCTCCGTTTATCCAGATCGAGGTCGGCCCATTGAAGACGTAGGGCTTCTCCAACTCGGCAGCCTTGGAAACACAATGTATGAATGAGGGGTCGTAGAAGGGGGTTGTAAGCATTTAAAAGTATTTCCTGTTCTTCAAAACTAAGATACCTCGGCTTGGATGTTGGCACTTTGCGAGAGGGGATCTTGTTAATGTGTTGAAGCGGAGTGTTATGTTTGGCGTGATTAAGAATTGCGACAAGATTTGATCTGTATCTATTTATATAGCTGGGAGCCGCTTTAGGTATTTCATTAGTAACGAAATCAGAGAATGAAGAACCTGTTATCCTGGAAAGATATTGTTTGGCGAAAAAATCATTGAGCAGCCCTATTCTTTGTGCGTCATTTTCGTGGATAGATTGCTTTTCGTTAATGTAAGCCAAGGATGCTTCATAAAAAGTAAGGTCTGATATACCTTCTACATGGTTTTTTAACTGCTCTAACTTGTGATTTAGGTATGCTTCTGCATCTTTTTTGCTAGAAGTTCCTGTAGATTCCCTAACTTTGATTGATCCCTTGGACGTTGTGAATGTGCCATTAACATGCCAGTATTCACCTCGTTTTTTAAGTTTGAGCATTGCCTTATCCTCCCCAAGTAATCAGTCATGCAGCTTTCGCTGACAAGTATTGATTGACCAAAAGGATAGAACTCAATTCCATATTTTTGAAACTGTCTTTTTATTGTACGCCTAGAGTTTGGCGTTTGCTCCTGACCAAGATAATCAAGAGCATTTATCAGTTTCGGCAACGTCCCTTTTGCCAACATAACACTCCACACAATGTAGTATTCCATCGCCATAGACAACAAAGTAAGGTGTGTAGTTGTTACACGCCTCACAATGTTGTGACTGGCCTATGCGGTCTTGCTTATGCCGCTTGTTTTTCTTGCGATGCAATGCGTGACCTAGCGTTGGTAAATGAACGTTTGATCTCTGCAACCTCTGACTTATTAAGGCGTTTCATAAGGTCTGCATTTGACTTGTAGATTGCGTCACAATCATCTGTTGTCTGAGCAGCGGCAAGGTTGTTGATGACTTTGTTTAGGTCTTCACCATGCTCACCCATGACAGGCAGATCTTCACCGGCATAGATGGACAAACCTAGACCGTGGAAGGCAAGCGTTTTGACAAGGCAACGTTGTAGTGCTGTGTTGACCTCAAAGGCGTTAGGGTGCTGAATTGCCTGATTACGGTTGTCAGTAACAGGGAATGTCTCTGACAATGTGTGACCACCAATAGTTACTGATGTCTGAACAAAGGTGTAGCCCTTAGTGTCACGCATAAATGGCAACGGATTGTTCTGGTTGTCAGTAAACACATGCTTCTCGAAGGTAGCATCTGGATAGTTTTGCTTTACCAAAGCCCATGCCCATGCCCATGAGACATAGCTGAACTTGCCTTTCTTCTCAATGTGGTCTGAGCAGTCTACGTCTGCTAGTGTCTGGTACACTGATTTTTTATTATCCTGTGCCATATTTTAGAGTCTCCATTTCGTTTCTTGGATTTTGTTCGGCGTGATATTTAACAATCAATTCCAATGTTTGTTTTGTCGACAAAGTGCAGCCTAATGCTTTAGATAGCTGTCCTTTGATTGATTGGATGTAGTCATATGTTTCAATCGACACGTTAAGGTTTTTGAAACGTATTGCTTGCTCAGTCATCTTTGGCTTCCTTTGGTGCAATATGCTTGAGAGTTAGTGTGTTGGATTTAGATCTAGTCACACGAATAGTATGACCCTCCCAATTGCCTCCCATGTCGTAGTCCATCTGCTTGCATTTCTCAGGCAGCAGATCTTTGAAGTCAGATTTGGATAGACTGGCTTCGTCTTGGGCTTTTTTAGCCTCTATTATTGTTTGTGCTTTGATGTTGAGTTGTGACAGCGTGTCATCATCAAGATTCATGTGCTTGACGTTGGTGACATACATGTCTGACCAAATAGGCGGCAGCATGAACTCCATGTCGTCTGGCTTGTTGTCATTCATAAGCCAGTCATAGAACTTGCCAGCTTGTATTTTGTACTGTGCAATCCATTCGTCATCACGCTTGATTTGGCGCCATTCTAGTCTTGCTCTAAGGCCAAAGAAGACAGGCATCCAACAGAACTTAGTCTTGGTTACAAGCATGTGGTGTTGGCACTGAGGGGCGTACAGATCGCCAAGCTCATCCATGGTCATGTAGCCCCAATGAGTTTTGGCTTCGATGACATGTCCTGATGATGCCATAGCATCTGTTGTTGAATGGAAATAGTCGTTATCAAACTCAACACCACGGCCATTAACAGTCACTTTTGCAGCTTCGGAGAACTTGTCGATGACAAAGTTTTCCATGTAGTTGCCAGCATCGATACGCATACGAGCAGCTTTGTCGAACTCGATAGGCTTACCTTCACGTTTCTGTGTGATGAGATCTTCCCATGCGTACACATCAGACTGGTAAATAATCTTGGCATCTGATGAACCAATGTATGTTCTACGTGCTTCAAGCTGCTTTGCTGTTAATGACATGTGGCGTCTCCAAATAAGGGATTGAATCGTCAATAGGCTCTGGCTCACATATTTCGTTGTGCAACTGCCAGCTTGTTGCACTAACATCTATAAATTTGGCTTTTTTGAATTCACTGTTTTTGCCAAACTCCTGAACTATATTTGCAAACTCGT